GATGAGTTTTATCCAAATGATGTTGAAACTGTTAATATCATTGAACCACAACCACTTCAACCATCAAAGGGTATCGGTAGTGAGATTCTCGGTGAAAAGAAAGATCCCTGCTGGGATGGATATAAGCAAGTTGGTATGAAGAAGAAGGGAAAGAAAATGGTTCCCAACTGTGTGAAAGAGGGTCAGTCAAACTGGAGAGAAGAACTTTCTGAAAAATACGCAGGTCAATATGATAAAGGAATGCCTGGTTCAAAACCATATGGTGGTCGTGAGACAGGACCAGTTCAAGATCCAGACTATCTTCGTAGAAGAATTAATGATATTAGAGATTCTATTCCAGTAAAAAAAGCATCTACTAAGAAAACCACTCAGGTAGCACACTTCGAACCAGAAGGTGAACTTATCGAAGACTGGCAGAAGTCAAACCGCAAAGATGGTGTTGATGGAATGAGTCAGAAATCCGTTAATGCCTACAAGCGCGAAAATCCTGGATCAAAGTTACAGACTGCCGTAACTGAGAAAAAACCAACTGGTAAGAGAGCAAAGAGACGCAAGTCATTCTGTGCTCGCTCTAAAGGTCAAAAGGATATGCATAACATTGATTGCTCTAAGACCCCAGAGAAAAAAATCTGTAAAGCACGTAAACGCTGGAGATGCTAATGAAAACTTTTAAGCAGTTTCAAGAACAAATTGTACCAAAACCACTTGGTCCGATGAGAACCGTAAAAGGTAAAAAAATTATGCCAAGACCTTTAGATATGCGTACACCAGAACAAAAAATGGATAGTGTAAAAGGTCAAGCCTATCGTAAGTTTGGACACTACTAATGAAATCCTTCAAACAATTTTTACAAGAAAGTATCACTATTAATGGTGATTTCAACGGAACTCTTAATATAGGTGGTTCCCAACCAGAACAACAGCAGGAAGAATCATTCTCTGCTGATATTGTTTGGGAAGGTAAAATCTACCGCCTTGAAGTTGATGGTCCAATGATGAGCAAGAGCGAACTTGCTGAACATCTTCTAAATCAATATCCTGGGGCAATTATTCAGAACATATATCCAGCAAGTTATTCATCATCAAAAATTAAAAGCGCACAAAGGTATAGACCTGAAAGATTATCTTGGAGTGACTAATGGCTCAGTGGAATAAAAATCAACAAGATTATCTCAATCAAGAGAGAACTCTCTTTGAAGTTTTCATGTGTGCCGATAGATACGGCAATATTGGAAACTGTGGAATAACTTCTGGACCTACCAGTGGTGGGTCTGATGCTTTTGGTAGAATGAGAGTATCTGATACTTTCACTCTTGCCGACTATTCTCACATTTATGGTGAAGAGGTAGAACTTCTTACAAAGACTGTTGGTACAGCATCTACAACTCAAGTAAACCCAAATACAGCATCTATTGCCTTGATTGTTGGAACTGGTGCAACAGATCAGGTGATTCACCAGTCCAGAATGTATCACCACTACATGCCTGGCAAGTCTCAGTTTGTGCTTACTAGTTTTAACTTCACCGATGTGAGAGAAAATACTACAAAGAAGATTGGATATTTTGACGATAGAAACGGAGTATTCGTTCAACAGGAGGGAAACGGAACTGTTTCTGTTGTAAGACGATCATATAACACAGGAATTACCAGTGATACGGTTATTAATCAATCCGATTGGAACTTGGATAGGTTAGACGGAACAACTCTTTCTGGTATTGAACTAGATTTTACAAAAACCCATCTGTTTGCAGCAGACTTTCAGTGGTTAGGTGTTGGTAGAGTTCGTTGTGGATTTGTCATCGGTGGACAGATGATTTATTTTCACGAATTTAATCATTCCAACATTGAAGAACATGCATATTGGTCACTCCCATCTCTTCCAATTCGTTGTGAGGTTGCTAACACTGGAACTGCGGTAGGCATCACATCAATGGAACAAATCTGCTCCACTGTAATGAGTGAGGGTGGATATGTTGAGACTGGCGTTGAGTTTGGTGCCTTTGATGGTCCAATATCTTTCTCTTCTTCTGGTGGAGCAACAGGTAGACAATGTGTTATGGCAATTCGTTGTAAGAATACATTCAAAGGAATCCCAAATAGAACAACAGTAAGATTAACTGACATTGAAGTTTTGAGTGATGCTACAAACTGCAGACTTGAAATTTGGAGATTGCCTGGCAACAGTAATATTACTGGTGGAAGTTGGGTAGATGCTGATAATGACTCGGCAGTTGAATACAATGTTACGGTAGGAACCAACTTTACAACAACTGGTGGAGATTTAAGACAGGCAACTTTGATTGCTGCTAATAATCCATCAGGTCAGCAAGCATCTGCTACCGTTTCATTTAATCCAACGAGTGCTAGAAGGTCTTACATAGCACAAAATATTGATTCCAACGACAGTAATATTTTTGCCGTTATCGTTCAGAACCTAGATACTAATACAACCACAGATATTTGGAATACTATTCAGTGGCGAGAAACTAGATAGGTGATTTTTTATGAGTGAACAGTATCTTGGTAATCCAAATCTAAAAAAAGCAAATACACCGATTAACTTTACTGAGGAACAAATCCTCGAATTCTTGAAGTGTAAAGAAGATCCTGTATATTTTGCCAATAACTATATCAAGATTGTTTCTCTTGATGAGGGTCTTACACAGTTTCATCCTTATCACTTTCAGGAAAAGTTAATCAACAACTTCCATGAGAATAGATTCAACATATGTAAGATGCCTCGTCAGACAGGCAAATCTACAACTGTCGTATCTTACTTGCTCCACTATGCAGTTTTTAACGATAGTGTTAATATTGGTATCCTCGCCAACAAAGCAGCAACGGCAAGAGAACTTCTAAGTAGGTTACAAACTGCATACGAAAACTTGCCTAAATGGATGCAACAGGGTATACTATCTTGGAACAAAGGATCCATGGAGTTGGAGAATGGCAGTAAGATACTGGCAGCTTCTACGTCTGCAAGTGCTGTCAGAGGTATGTCATTTAACATCCTCTTTCTCGACGAGTTCGCGTTCGTCCCAAATCACGTTGCTGACTCGTTCTTTGCATCTGTTTATCCTACTATTACTTCTGGTAAAAACACCAAAGTAATTATCGTATCTACGCCACATGGTATGAATCACTTCTACCGTATGTGGCATGATGCGGAGAAAGGAAAAAATGAATACGTTCCAACGGATGTTCATTGGTCAGAAGTTCCTGGTAGAGATGAGGTCTGGAAAGAACAAACTATCGCCAACACTTCAGAGCAGCAGTTCAAAGTTGAGTTTGAATGTGAGTTCTTAGGATCGGTTAATACACTAATTAACCCATCAATCCTTAAGAATCTCATCTACGAAGATCCTATTCAAAGTAATGCTGGATTAGATGTCTACGAAAAGGTCCAAAAAGAACACAATTACCTTATTACTGTTGACGTTGCTCGTGGTCTGGGGAATGATTACTCTGCATTTATCGTTGTTGATATCACAGAATTTCCTTATAAGATTGTAGCAAAATATAGGAACAATGAAATAAAACCAATGTTGTTCCCAAATATTATTCAACAGACAGCAAAACAGTATAATGATGCTTGGGTACTAGTAGAAGTTAATGATATTGGAGAACAGGTAGCAAATATTCTTCACTACGACTTAGAATATGAAAATATGCTGATGGCGGCAATGAGAGGTCGTGCTGGACAAGTAGTTGGACATGGTTTTTCTGGTAAGAAGTCTCAGATGGGAGTTAGAACAACGGCACAAGTTAAAAAACTTGGTTGTTCCAACTTAAAGACTCTTATTGAAGATTTTAAACTTCTTACACTTGACTACCAAATTATCTCAGAGTTGACTACGTTCGCTCAACGCCACAATTCCTTTGAAGCAGAAGAGGGTTGTAATGATGACTTGGCAATGTGTTTGGTTATTTTTGCTTGGTTGGTAGCACAAGACTACTTCAAGGAAATGACTGATAATGATATTCGCAAAAGAATCTACGAAGAACAGAAAAATCAGATTGAACAGGATATGGCACCATTTGGATTCCTGGATGATGGAATCAAT